ATGCTCAAGTAGATCGCATTGTCAAAAATCAGGAGTAATATCACCTGCACGCCAGGGTAGTTCCAATCTGACAATTTCAGCAATACAGTTCAAGCACACTGTTTTTAAGTTTCGTGTTTCGCAGTTATTTAGATCCCCGTCTACATGATACACAGTCAACTGAGTATGGTGTCTAGCCCGAAACCCACATCTATCACATGTGGGTTTTTTCTTGTAACCGGCTGTCAGCCATCTGGGTCTGGCTGGTTTGATCTTTTTGTCTTGCCTAATACACACGTTACAACGACTGCGATAGTACAGTTTTTCACGGTGATAGCCATTTATAGCAGCGGGATTTTTGTTGCAAACCTTGCATAGCGGTCTCATACGACTATTTATTGATTAGACCTTAATCAAGGTATACATAATCACCTGATTTTTGGTCGATGCAATAAATATCATTAACCCATTTAAAAGGATAACATTATGGCACTAGTATCCCCCGGCGTAGAAGTAACCATCATTGATGAGTCCAGCTATCTACCAGCAGGTACCAATTCGGTACCTTATATTTTGCTGGCAACAGCACAAGACAAAATTTCTGGTACAGGTGTCACTGTTGCTCCTGGCACCACTGAAGCAAACGCTGACAAAGTGTATTTAATTACTAGTCAACGCGATCTTGCTGCAACATTTGGTAACCCTTTCTTTTACAAGACAACCAACGGTACACCAATCAATGGATATGAACTCAATGAATACGGACTGCTTGCTGCACACAGTGTATTGGGTATCAGCAATCGTGCATATATCCAACGTGCAAACGTAGACTTGGCAGAATTAACAGCCACTTTGGTACGTCCCACAGGTGCACCTGACAATGGAACCACATGGCTAGACACAACACTTACGCTGTGGGGTATCAATCAGTGGAATCAAACAACAGGTGAATTTACTGTAGCAACTCCGTTGGTTATTACTGATACCACACAACTAGAGTCCGGAATTCCTGCTGCCAGCTTCGGATCAATCGGGCAATATGCAGTTGTTGCAACCAACACTGCTAACCCTGTATACTACAAAAACACAGCCAACGACTGGGTACTGGTTGGATCCGACGACTGGAAACTGTCGTGGCCCACAGTGCAAGGTACAGAAAGTGTCACTGGCGCAGTATTGCCTGTTGGTGCTGTATTAATTATTAATGGGCAAACTGCAACTGTGCCTGGCGCAGCCACTTTGGCTGGACTAGTTACTGCCATTAACAACCTTAGCATTGACGGTGTCACAGCCGAAGCTGATTCCAGTAATCGCCTGATTCTTCTTGCTGATAGTTCGGCCGAAGCCGACGGTTCAACTGCCGACGGCGGTGCTGTCAACATTGAACTAGCAAGCACAGCTGGCCTGCTGACTGCTTTGGGAATCACAGCTGGCACTTACTATGCACCAGCTCTACAACAAAGTCCTAACTATACTGTGCCACGTTGGAGAACAACTGATACATCGCCGCGTCCAACTGGTTCTGTGTGGAATAAAACCACTGACCCTAACTTGGGAGCTAAAATTGTTGTCAAAGAATACAGCACAGTGTTTGGTACTTTTACTACTAAAGCAGCTCCAATATACCAAACTGATCGTGACGCAAATGCTGCGCTAGATCCTGCAGGAGGTGGCAAGAACATCTCAGCTGGTACATTGTACACTCAATATGATGTGAGTCCAGAAGTAGTACCATCCGGCTACAACGACACATTTACGTTGAAGATTTTTGAACGACTGACTACTGGTCCCACAATTATCACTGGTAACACAGTTGATCCAGTGTTTATCAACGGTAACCAATTTACCATTCGGACCAGTCAAGCAAACAGTACAGTATATACACCATTTGTTACTGTCACTATAAACGGAACAACAGCAGCTGATTTTGTTGCTGCAGTTTCGGCTGCTGGCGTTCCCAACGTTAGTGCATCGGTATCGTCAACTGGTCAGATTGTGTTTACACAAAGTATAGGTGGCGTAATTTCTGTTGTGAATACAACAGGAACACCTATAACTACAGCTGGTTTCACCACTGCTGTAACAGGAGTGCGCGATGGTACAACAACAGGAACACTGTTGTTGTCAAACTGGGTGCCGTTAGAATATACAGCCAGTGCCACTGCACCTGATCAAGATCCTGACAACGGTCGTTACTGGTATTACTCTGCTACAAACCAAGTTGACATCATGATCAACACAGGTTCAGCCTGGGTAGGTTACCAGAATGTATCAAACGATGCACGTGGCTTTAATTTAACACTGACCAATCCAACAGGTCCTATTATCAGTGCAACAGAACCCTTGTTGCAGACAGACGGGACACCGTTGGTATACGGTGACTTGTGGATTAACACCAGCAATCTTGAGATTTATCCGGTTATCAACCGTTGGCAAATTGTGGAAGGTGTGGATCAGTGGGTTGTGGTAGACAACACTGATCAAACAACTTCCAATGGTATCTTGTTTGAAGATGCACGCTGGGCACCCAATGGTACTACAGATCCAATTGTTGCTGCAATACCATCAATTACTAGTTTGCTGACCAGTAATTATCTTGACATTGATGCTCCTTCTGCAACAATTTATGCAGCAGGCACACTGTTGTTTAACACACGTCGCAGCGGATTTAATGTCAAAGAATTCCGCACAAATTACTTCAACGCTTTGAGCTTTGATGTTGATCCGTACAATAACACAGTTGAGTATGTTGTGGGCAACAAGGTACTTTACAACGGTTCTATATACGTAGCGATATTGGGTGGACAAGGCAATCTTCCATCCAATGTCACTTACTGGTCGCCGTTGGAAACCAATGCATGGGTAACTGCCAGCGGTAACCGTGCAGACGGTTCGCCTAACATGGGTCGTTTGGCAGTTCGTGCAATTATAGTAGCTGCACTTAAATCTGCTATTGACAGCCAGGAAACCTTGCGCGAAGAGCAAAATGTGTTCAACTTGATTGCTTGCCCGCAGTATCCAGAACTGATCCCCAACATGATCGCACTCAACAACGAGCGCAGTAACACTGCATTTATTGTAGGTGACACTCCATTGCGCCTTGGACCTGATGGAAATTCCTTAGTGGCATGGGCCAACAACAACGGCGGTCTTGGTGTATTTGCTGGCGACAGCATACCTCTAGGTGACCCATATGTTGGTGTGTTCTATCCCAGCTGTCAGACAACTGACTTGTCTGGAAGCGTAGTAGTTCAGCCTCCAAGTCACATGATGTTGCGTACAATTGTTCGCAGCGACGAAATTGCGTATCCGTGGTTAGCTCCAGCAGGTACACGTCGTGGTCTAATTGACAATGCTGCGCAGATTGGTTATGTCAACGCACAAACAGGTGAATTTGTATCTATCGCCACAGGCCAGGGTGTACGTGATGTGTTGTACGAAAATCGTATCAATCCAATCACATTCATTCCTGGCACAGGTATTACCAACTACGGTAACAAGACTGTGGCTGCCAGCCCAAGTGCGCTGGATCGCATCAACGTGGCACGTTTGGTAGCATTTATTCGCGCACGTTTGAACCAAATTGGCAAGAGCTTTGTGTTCGAGCCAAACGATCAGATCACACGCAACGAACTCACCAATGCTATTACCGGCTTGATGACAGACTTGGTGGCCAAACGCGGTATCTATGACTACCTGGTTGTTTGCGACTTGAGCAACAACACACCTGCACGTATTGATCGCAATGAGCTGTATGTTGATATTGCGATTGAGCCTGTTAAGGCGGTTGAATTTATCTACATTCCGGTTCGTCTCAAGAACACTGGCGAAATTGCTGCAGGGAATGTATCAAGTTCTGCTTCTGTTTAATGTAGTAGCAACACAAAAATGGGGCTTTATGCCCCATTTTTTTTGATCATCAAGATCATAAATAATTGCATATAGGAGATATACTCATGTCCGTTTCATCACTCTCAAGAATGACGGTGCCGTTGGCAAGCGATCAATCCAGCCCAACCCAAGGCCTGCTCATGCCCAAGCTCAAGTATCGCTTTCGAGTGACACTTGAAAACTTTGGCGTAAGTACACCCAGAACAGAATTAACCAAACAAGTTATGGACTTCACAAGACCGTCGGTTTCGTTTGAAGACATCACAATCGATCTGTACAATTCCAAATTGAAATTGGCAGGCAAGAGCTCGTGGGAAGACACTACTCTCAACCTGCGTGATGATGCCAGCGGACAAGTTCAGCGCCTAGTTGGCGAACAATTGCAAAAGCAAATGGACTTTTATGAACAGGCCTCAGCACGCTCTGGCGGTGACTACAAGTTCCTGACACGTTGCGAAATTCTCGACGGCGGCAATGGAAACTTGGTTCCCACTGTGTTAGAAACTTGGGAATTGTATGGGTGCTTCTTGCAAGCAGCTAACTACGGCGACTTAAACTATGCCACCAGCGAGCCAGTTACTATTGCACTGACCATTAGATTTGACAATGCATTACAGACTCCGCTTGGTACTGGGGTGGGTATATTTATTACTCGTGGTACTAACGGCACGGTAACATCGACTGGTGCTGGAATACCCGGCGACGAATAAGGCTAACCTGTGTCATCATTCGGCCAGCAGTATATCACCAATACTTACGGTACAGAAACTCTTAGGGACTATGCACATGCTCCTAAGTTTTTCCGTGCCAATAGTCTTGAGTATGTACCGCGGGTCAAGTTTCTATTTCATGTTTACTTTAATCTCAACACAGATCCACAAACTGGTATTCCAGCCTTACGTAATGTATTCAGTGAGGATCAAGCTACAATTGGCCTATTGGTCAAAACTATTCAGTTACCGCAATTTACCATCGCGACAGAAGTACTGAA